GTTGCCTGGATAGACTTACCGTCCTTTATTCCAAAACGATTCACAGTAGATGCAAGTCCCCTGTTTCTTATTGGAGAAACTAAGTTAGCTGAATCTCTTTCCGATTGTGACGTTAGGCTTTCTTTCTCGGCATTTATCTTATCGAGTATGCTCTGTAAGTTCTGTTCCCTAGTAGACTCTGCGATTATTGCGTTTATAGCAGCGTCGACTTCTGACTGTTCGCTAGGTCTTCTCCATTCACCAGAATACATGAAGGTCTCCTTTCCGTCCTGACCGACTGACGTTAAGTATATCGTTCTGTTTTTTGAACCTATTATAGATTCGCTTTCTTTCTTTGAGACACTGAATGCAAGGACACCAGTGGAAAGGTTTTCCAACTGAGCGTCTTTGGTGTTCTCTATAGAAACCTTACCGCTATTCGTCTCAAACACTATCTTATAAGTAGACTTGTTCACGTTGAGGTCAAGGGGTATTAAAGTACCCGAAGATCCTGCTGAGTTTTTGGTATAGACTTTGAATTTTAATAGGTTGTCAAACGGTGAAAGAACGAACCTAAGTTTTCCTGGACCAAATATCACCTCTTCTACCTTGTCAGTAGCGTTTATCAGGCTATTTGTTTGGGAAATAGATATGTTATTGTTGTTGAAGAAGATTGGGATATATTCTGTTCTTATTACTTCAGTAACTGTCCCCTGTGGAGTTATTTGATTTGAGTTAGATATAGGGCTCGGCTCGATGAAGAGCGAAGTAGCCTCAAAATTAGCCTTTAATATCTTGTTGTAAACGGTTTGGGATCCAGGCTTATCTAGGATAGGTAGAACGTTTAGCTTCTTACCATATTTCTTTGGAGAAACTAGGTTAAACGATGCCTCCCTTATTATCTGTTCTCCATCCCTGCGGTTGGTAAGTCGGCTTATTAAGTCTATCGACATGCTTACTGCCTGACTCGCGTTTTTCAGGACAGGCCTAAAGATGTTAGGTTCGTCGAAGCTGTCCTCTTGGAAAAATATCTGTCGAGCAGTGTTCACAAATGAACTTCCTATCTGTTCAAAGACGCTTAGCTGATGAATTATGATCCAGTCGTCTGCTGGATTTCTTCTATTTAGGATAGAGATAAGTTCTTCAGGAAAGCCAGAATTAAAAGTCAAATAGAACTCTATATAGTCTCCAACTGCCGATTCGTTTACGTATGCACCAACGGTATCAAACTCGTTGCTCTGAGAAACGGTTGCCGTGTAAAACTCAGAAACCTCATAGGAATCGTAATTTGTAGTAGTGCCGGTAAATACTGTCTTCTTTTTGACACATTCAGCTAGGCCTACTTCTATTGGATTATTGTAGATGAATCCAGTAGATGCAGTAGCAGTAGGCGTGATTGCTGCGACAAAAGTGTTTGCAGGAACAGCAGCAGTCCTGTAATCCTCGTTTATGTTTTTTATCGAAGGGACCAAGATATCAATATAGCGATCGTATAGTGCATTAGCAATAAAGAGAGGCTTTGCATTGAAGATTATGAGTTCTGCTATGGTTTCAGGTGCAAGAAGTATGTTTGCAAACTGATGCTTCTTTCCAGTGTTTTCCGTGTGAGAAATGCTTAAGATCAATGCAACAAACTGGTCGAAATCAAAACCTGTTACGAAATGGAATCTGACTTTGTCCATGACCACATTGAAACCGTTTACATTAGTCTCAGTCAAGTCAGGATCGTATGTTAGGTAATCAGGAATCTTTTCGCTGTCCAAGTAAGCATAGTTATTGTTTCCTAAGGGAGCAACAGTCAGGTCCTTTATGTTTTTTGTCGTATGATACGAAGAATCATCGTTAAATATCTGACGAGAGTCAGTCTTAGCGTTTTCTACTAGTATGAAGTCATCAGTATAGTAGTTTGTAGAACCCAAGGGCTCAGCCATGTATTCCGCCATGCAGTATGCAGTAAGGTTTACGAATCTGCTTTGTGCCATCTTATTTCTTCTTTAAAGATTTTATTTTGTAGTAGTAACCCACACCCACTTGAGACTGGGAGTTGGCACTAAAAATTATGTTGTGAGAATCAAATAGGTTTACACCGACTCCTATTCCTATTGAGCTAAACGATGGACTGATTATCGAGTGATTGTACATTCCACCAACCATCCACTGTAGCTTTCTAGGAGTCAAAGGATTATACTCCGCAGGCGGTAAGCTGTTTACTTGTAAGGAATCTACTTTCAACCATTCTGGTCCAACTATTCTGTGCTTCCAAAGACCTCTAGAGTCTTCAGTAACCACTATCTGAATAGGAAGTTTTCCAAAAGTAAACTCTCCGTTATATTGTGCAGTGTTGCGGTTGAGCCAGCCGTCCCAGAATACAAAAGGATCCTCTTTAGAAGGATATCTTAGGGCGACATTTATCTTATTAGTATCGACCTCATCGATACTACCGAAGCCTTCAGTTACCTTTGAGTCTAGAGAAACAATTGTGTTTGTTATGCTCAACAATCTCTCGCCCTGATCCTTTATTACTGTGTATAGCTCCCTGTTTTGATCCTTTAATTGGTTCTTTAGGTCCTTTTCAGAATTGTAATAGTTGACCAACTTAGCGTATCTGCCATCTGCTTCTTTTACGAGTTTGTCTGAAGCAATTATAGATTTTTTAAGAGCGTCAGTTTCTTCTAATGCCTTGTTTTGAGAAAGCCTTGCTTGCCATGCTAAAAATATGATTATCACTAAGGCAGCACCTATAAAGATCCTATAAAATAAGTCCTTGTTCATGAGTCTTGATTATTTCTAAGAGATCGTCCGGACTTAATGATTTACCGAACTTCTTCTCTAGTTTATTTATTATTTGTTTTTCCTCATCTCTGGTTTTATCAAGAACCTCACTAAGACCCTTTCGCATCTTATCTAATTCTCTTATCTCAGAAGCAAGTTCGTTGAGTGCAACGTGAACTTCTGAATATACTACGGTCAGTTGCTTCAATCTTTCTATTTCAGTTTTCATGATACTAGTGGTCTTTTATTATTACTTCTAATGGATTCGTCAAAGCTATTTCAATCTTTTTTAGCCTTTTTTCAAGAGAAGAAACGTCTATTCCAGAACTCGTTTGAGGCTGAGTAGGAGCTGGAGTAGGGCTGCTTACGCTTGTTGGGATAGAAGGACTCGCCTCAGTCAAAGTAGGAGCAGTTGGAACAGTTGGAGAAGTTGGCGTAGGGCTCTCCGTTTTTGTCTCAACAGCAGCAGTTGTTGGATTTCCTTCTACTGCTGGATTGATTTTTTCTATATTAGTTTCAATAATCGGCTGATTTGCTGTAGTCGACATGTTATTCGTCTGCGTGCCAGCAACATTTGTTTCCGTCTTAGTGTTATCAATGCTAGTAGGAGAAGAGTTTGTCAAGTTTAACTGATTTGCACCAGCAGTTTCTTTTTCCTTTTTTGAAAATAGCTTGCTTACTGTATTGATTGGCAGGACCTGATTGAGTCGATAGTTTGCGATCTCAAGCATGTCCTTTGAATTTTCTCCGAGCCTTTCAGCCAACGGAGAAAGTGCCTTACCTGCAGCAGCCATTGCCTTCTTGAAAAACCCAGGTTTCTCTTTTGCTGGTTCTAGAGCAGGTTGATTTATAGTAGTATCGACACTGGTTGAAGCCATAGTTCCACCTCCAGTAGTTGAGACAGACTCGCCAATGTTTTGAGTGTTTATGGTAGAAGAAGAAGCAGTATTGGCTGTGCTTAGGTCTATGTTTTGTTGAGTAACCTCAGATTGAGTAGGCCCACTCTGTGGGGCAGGAGCAGAAACAGTGTTCTCGTTTATGACGGACTGTGAAACTGTGCTCGCTTCCGGTGCAGCAGAAGGTTCTACTGCTTTTTCTAAGTTTAGGTTTATGCTAGTCCCAGTCGGTGGAGCAGAATCAGTCTTTATTATTTCAGGCTTGCTCTCAGTCACAGAGGCAGTGCCTTCTGTAGTGTTTTCAGCGCCTTTAGGTTCTACTCCTTCGGTAAGGTTTATGTTCGAAGACGCCTGACCTGTGTCACCAGTAGCAGTCTCAGCAATTGGCTCATTTATTGGAGAAGATCCCTCAGAACCTTCCTGTTTAGGAGCCACGGAATTAGAATCGATTTTTTCTTTTAGTAACGCATAAACTTCTTGACTGGTGTTTACCTTAGACGGACCGTCTGCGCCGTCAACCTGATAGATAAATTCTTCAGAATAGTTTTCATAACTGCTGAATACTAGCTTAAGGAATTCGCTTACTGGCTCTCCTCCACGTGAAGCCGCTTCTGCTGCTACTTTAGCTATTTCACTCCCAAGTAATTTTAAGTGCTCTTCTGGTTTCCTAGCCAATAGCGATTCGGCAAACTCTAAGCTGTTTTTAGAGCTTTGTAGCCTGCTCTTTGCATTCTTTAGTTTAGAAAGTTCTCTTACAAAAGATTCTAAAGGGTCACCATATTGAAATAAAGCCGTATAATTAGGATTTGCCCCAGATCCTCCTAAAGTAATATTAACCTTTCCTCCAGGCTCTGGAAAAACTGATAAAAATTTCTCGGTGATTCCAAGCTTGTCCGTTTCGGTTTTTACAGTCTTCCAAAGTTCATCTGCACGCTTGAGTTTTTCTTCATACTCTGCGACGTTTGCTTTAGCTTCTTCAACATCCGATGTAGCCTTTTCATTGTATAACTTTGCAAATGCTGCTAGTTTTTCACTCACCTAATCTTATTTTTTTATTATTTATTTAAGTTTTAAGTGATCAGGTAAATTGACTTTTACTGGACCGCTTGGTGAATCCGGTATAAAATCTGTACTCATAGACTTATTAGCCTCTTCAGTATCTTTGTTTACGATATTAAGGATCAGAGAGTATTCGTTGTAGTCTAAGTTGTAAAGTGTTTCAAAGCTTTGATTAAGCTTCACCGCCAATCGAGTGTTTAACTCAAATAAGTTCATCAAGTCCAGCTGAAATAATGAAAATATCTTTGACAGTGAAGCTTCCTGCCAAAAAAATGTGGCTCTCCGTGATGCTTCCGCACTTTTCACACTTACAGCCAGCCTTATTGAGACTTGACTCCTTTAGCGATTTGGTAAACTTATGAATGAATACGAACTTGTTTTCTGGCCAGCTGTGAGATCCAAATTTTAGTCCAGTAAGATAAGTCTGGTCGCATGTTCTCCAATTGTCAATCAAGTATGGAGCAAACTCATAGAACGCATTGTCTATTTCCACTCCTTGTGAAACTTCAGTATCCCTACGTTGACGTAGCCGTGTTTCTACCCCAAAGGTAGGCAAGAATATCCTGATTGTTTCTTGTAATTTTTCAGAAACTATTTTGAAACACTTTTCCTCTTGAGAATACCATTTGATCAATTCAGGTGGACAGTCAAATCCCTTTAGATTTTGACTACCTACTTGTATTTTATTTATGTGTCCACACCTTTCGTTGTTGCATTTAATGTTTGCCCAAAGCTTGTTTTCTTGATTAGGGAACGTAAGTTCGTATATCCTGAAAAGAATGTGATATCTGTCTATTTCCAAGAAATCATTGAAATTTAGAGGTCGTCCTCCCTTTATTGTAAACTTGATACACGCATTGAGAACGAAATTGATCTTTTCCCTAACATCAATCGGGTCGTTTTCATCTATCGTAGACCAGTGCCGTATCTCTTTGGTCTTTGCAGGTCTCAATAACAGTTCAGCTCCATCAGGATAAAACATTCCCTTTGATGGGAGTCCCCTAAGATCCAAAATCTTCCAAGAAGACTCGGCTGCGCCGGAAAGCTCGGTAAGTTCTGAATAGTTCGCAACGACTCCTAAGTTCTTTGGCTTTTGTTCTACTTCCTCAACGACTGGTTTGATTTGATTGACTCCACTGGCTTGATCTACTTGGTTTAGAAAACGCGCAGCTTCCTCTTCGTTTATTCCTTCGGTCATAACACAATTCTTTATTATATTATATCGAAAAAATGAAAATGGTTCTAGGAGTTAATGAATTGCTCGAAACTCATGGCTCTACTTTCGTAGAGTCTTTCGATCGTGTCGATGTATACTTCGGTGAGCTTTAGTGTCTTTGGATCTCTTATCCATACGCGAACACTCCCGTTTTTATAGTTTGGAAGCATCTTATGAAGCTTACCAGTAATCACTCTAGGCTCTCCTTTTGTTTGAGAGTTGACTATTACTCCACGAATTCTATCGCCAGGTTTGAAGAAAGTTCTTAGTGTGCTTAGTTTAATATCGAATGGAGTAAATCCAGGATCTCCCTTGATAGACATATCGGTAAGTGGTGCCTGTTTTACAGAAACTCCTGGCGTAAACTGGCTTCTACCTGTAGTAAAGTTAAAGTCGCCTTTTGTTCCATAAAAAGGTAGACCCCTAGCGAAGTCTCTCTGGCCTAATGCGCCAGGCATGCCTCTATTTTCGTTTAGTTTACTCATTACCAAGCAAGAGGAAGGACTCTTTTCTTGTAACCAACGACTACATAATCTCCTACTGGATCGATCGGCTCACCTTCAGAGTCGCAAAAAAGAAACTTTTTAAGGTATACGTGAATTACTGGGTTAGTTGCAACATACGCTATTGGATAGACTGGTGCGTCGTTGTCCTCATTGTCTATTCCCCATATCTTTACGTGAGTAACTCCAGCATCAACGTCATCAAGATTTACGAACTCTACTTTGAACACAGGTCCTCTTGAAAACCCATATTGCTGATCCTCGCCTATCTGCCAATAACCAACTGTCGTTCGTTCTGCGCGTGGTCTTCTTTTGTCTGTGCTAACAAACGTTGGCGCATATACTGTGTCGTTTATTAGTGTGATTAGTTCCGTACCGCTTTCTAACATCGTTCTTTAAATTTTTTAGTCTGCTTTTCCAAATAGGACTAGTGCAGAAACCTTAATAACGTAATCCAAATTGGGATTTATTATCTCTATCTTATTTATTAAATCTTCTGGATCGTTTGATTTAGGATTGGTGAACATCACAAAAAGATTGTGAAGAGGATATTCTAACGACTGCATGTCGCTTGCCCTTTCAATAGAGATCTTTACCGATTTTTTGCTAAGTGCTATCTCTTCAGAATTGTTAT